AATTAATGGTGATAATACTACTGCTAATGCAGTACCCGCACCCTTTAATATTTTTACTCATGGTAATAAATATGGCCAAAGTCTTTGTCCTTTATCATCACCCTCACTTGTTCTTCTTTCCCTTCTTCATCTTGCTTCATCAATTTTTAATTGATCCTTTTGAATTTCATGCATAGAGCCGATATTTTTTGATACATCTTTCAAAGAATTTACTTGTGAAAATTGTGCCATATTGGCTTGATTTTCAATTCTAGCTGTTCTTCTCTTACCTATAATATATCGGAGCATTGGTAATAAAAATCCCGTGGCAATACCACTTACGGTTTCAAATAAACCGGTGGCAATATTTTTTAAATCCATTAATGGCCCAAATGCTGAACTAAATGTTGATGTTATCCTACCAATACCTGTTGTAACACCACTATATACAATTCCTTTCATACTTTCCATATTAGAATTTAATTCTTTATTGACAATTACAAGGCCTTCCATTAAATCTGACATAGGATTCATATACAAATCAGAAGAAAGTTTTTGTTGTTCCATTTTTTTCAAACTTCTGATATGGTTATTGAGTTTTATTAATTGATCTTGGTTTTTATCACCGTCAATACTCTCTGTCATATCCTTTAAAGCATCGATCAATAATTTTCTATCTACTTCTTTTTGTTCACCACTTTCAATTGAATTTTTCAACTCGGCCAATTGTTTTTCTGTCATATCCTTTTGGGAATCAAGGGATTTTTTAACTTTTTGTAATATTCCTAGTCCCTGTCTTTGTTCGGGGTCTTGTCTTCTATCTGACATATCATGCTCCTTAAAATAAAAAAGTCTAAAAGATAATATTATACATATATAATATATACCCTTCAGACTCTTTTGGTTCTTTAAGAATCCATTAGCACTAAGCTAAGTGGGCCCTACTTTTGTTTTTGATTCATTGCAGCTTCTTCGTTTTTCTTTTCTTCTACATAAAAATTAATATACACCTGTCGTTCAAAATCCGGCAATTCATCAGATATATCTAAGTTTATGCCATTTTTTGATAATATCCATTGTTCTCTTAAAATACTCGACATATTACAATCATTTACAAACAATTTTATAAGGTAAAAAAATTTACTAAAGGGATTTCACTTACCTCTTTATATTCACAATTTCTACATTTTTTCTCAAGAGAAAAATCAACACCAAATGTATTATCTTGATATCATTTACTGATAGTATTTATATTTTTTATTGTTAAACTATCAACTATATATTTTTTATCTTCAAATGATAAATTTTCTTCCTTGCCTTCGGGAGTTTCTACTGATTTAATCCCCTGTGTTAGGATATTTAACTGAATATCTGCATCTTTTTCTGTTTTTGATAAACTATTATCTGTTTTTTCAAAAGCTTCCTTTTCTTGTCCTCTTGTGATATATCAAAGATTTATAAATACATTTTCCATTAATTCTACCCGATTGTCTACATTATTATCTAATTTTTTTACAGGCAATTTGTTTAAATCATGTATCATATAATTTTGAGATTTACATTTAGGACATTCAAATTCTTCTTCTATTTCCTCACCTTTTGTTTTTTTCCGAATTTCGGTAAGTAGAAAAAACCTATCTTGTAGATATAATTCATTTAGATCAAATTCTTCATCAATAACAGATGATTGAATCATCTGATCTAATACATTTTCTACTTGATGATGTTCCGTAATATTCTCATAAACCAATAATTTTTTAATTTCCTTTGTTGTTAATGGTTTAAAATTTACAGTTTTTCCACTTCCCGGCAATTCACAACTAAAATTATAAACATTAAAATACTGTTTAAATGACATATTTTTACACTCCTTTTTATATTATAACATTATTTTTAATGAACCCCATCTACTTCATACCAATTAAATTGAAATGATACATCAAATTGAGCAACATCTTTACTATCATGGCTCAAATCAAGTGCACCAACACTACTTGGCCATATTTGTTTTAATGTGTAAGTTAATACTGGGCTTCCTTTAACATCCAATAATTCAACTTTGGCTTCACCAAAATAAACACTCGGAATACCTTGTGTATTATCAGCCACATTATGTACTTCTTTTTGTCACTTCAACATTTCTTTTCGTAATGTTCCCTCAAAATCAGTATTAAATGAACAAGATCATTCAGGAATAGTATGAGTTGATCCAAATTTATAAGTTTGTCCTTGTCACGGCACCTCAATTGGATCTATAGTACCTTCTGGTAATGATGAACTCCTTACTAAATATGAAGTTTTTGCATCTGTAACATTTACTGGTGCACTATCAAAATGGATATAGAACAAATAAGCCCTTGCATATCCTTGTGTATTCGCTTTTAAATCATTTACATGAAATTCTGGCATATTATTTTCCTCCTATTATATTTTCTTTATAAATATATTTATAAAGGGCAGAAAATTTCTGCCCCATATTAAATCAATATATTATTCTACTAATTCTTCCATATTAACACCAGTTCTTGTGGCGATTAATCTTACATGAATAAATTCCGCCACTCTGGTTGGCTGAATGTATATATCAAGCCATAGTTCATTTCTATCAATTCTTTCTGGTGTGTTGTTTCTTTCGTCACATACAACCAAGAAATCATAAACCCCTCGTCTACTTTTGATATCTGCCATATATGGTTCAACCATACTAACTATTTGGGCTCTTGTAATACGGTCATTCATTTCAAACAAGAACCATTTCATTGCAGTGGCAACCGCTTTACCAATTACTAAGAATAATCTTCTTACATTTACTCTATTAAATGCACTTGCCTTATTTAACATGTTCTTTTGACCCCAAACTACCTTTCCCATACCAGAAAAACTAACGATTGGGTTAATGCCATTCATGTATAGTAAGTCTCTTTCCCCCTCTGTAGGGTTTCATGCAAGTTTTCTAACTCCTGTAAGAATTGCTCTATTTAGACCTGCAGGTGCTCACCATGCATCTCTAATATCATCAGTATGTGCATAAATCCCCGCCATATAACCGGATGCTGGAACTCATACATATTCTTTCAAATATCTATCAAATATATTTAGCCAGTTACCATAATTAGCAACATAACTGGAATTTTGATTGAATGTGTTTCTTCTCCATTCTACTAAATCCGTTGCTTCACTACCTTTATTATTTCTAACTGAACTATATGGCACATCCACGATTGCCATAGAATCACCACGAACCACTTGAGATAATGTAACTAAACGTCTTTTTACGGTTTCTGATTTGTTACCATCGATAAATAAATTAACATCAATTTCTTCAGGGTTTTTATATAAATCATATGCTTCAACAATTGTTGCGTCCTCTACTGTATCATCTTCATGATCTGCACCACCACCCAAACTAACGGGCTCTTCTGTTACTCATGTTTCCGGTACATCGTTATTTTTTACTGTTTCATTAACAGCAATTCTGATATACTTTGATCTTTCGTTTATAACACTTTCAATAAAATTATTTCTACCTTGATCATCTACACTTTCTTCATTCAATGAAACATTGTGCACCTCTACTAATTCATATCCTGCAGAACCTTGTTCTCTTGATTCTACAATGATCAATAAATCATCATCATTTTCCAATGGCTCATCAATACTTGAAGCGTAATATTCAATTGATGTGCCACTTGGTGCGTTTGTTTGTGTAGATTTGTCCATTATAGAAACTCTAATTCTATTACCATAATGTCCTCTTGATTTCGCAATTAACCAAAAATCATGATTTTCTACTGCAATATCTGCTCCAACTTCTTCTGGAAATTCATCTGGATCACTAATATCACCTTCCATTGTTTCACTATTTAACATTAATGCATCTGGTGCTGTACCTGATCCAAATTCTTTATAATCCCCATCATCAAACACAAGACCTGCAAATTTTGATTCTGGTGGCATTACCCTTGTACAATACAACATTTGACCGTATTTGAGAAACCCCACTGCAGTGTTAAAATCTTCATAATTATCAGATACTTTTGTATATTCTCCATCAGATTTATAAACTTTCTTTCTGGAAAACCCAAATGTGTCTATTAGTTGTTCAACATTGCTAATATATTCCTGTGTTAGTTCAGGGCCTTTTCAAGTATTTCTCAATACAAGAACACCAATGCTAGTGGCAACAGCAGGTATCATAGTAGTCAAATCGACTTCTGTTACCTTTACTTTTGGACTTAAAAATGCCATACTCTTATTTCCTCCTTAAATTATTTCTATATCTATTTATATTTTTTGTCATTAATTATACATATATATTTATATTTTTTTTGATATTTTTCAAATATATTATATTTTGACAAAATAATTATACGCAAATTCAACATTTGCAATTATATGGTTTGCGTCTTCTTGATAATCCAATTCAATTTCTCCTAAACTTGTTGGCCAAATATCCTTGAATTTAAATTCTATAATTGGTTTTTCATAATTATTCATTATTGTCAATATCCCCTCACTCATATAATCATGATCCATACGACCGAATTTATTATATCCATTATTGATACTCATCATTCAATTATATATTAACAAATAACTCTGCCATTCTTCATCGATAATAAATGACGTTGATCATGAACCAAATTCAATGCCACCACCTTCCATTGGAATTTCTCTGCCCATAAATGGTATATCAACAGGATTTAATGATATAGATGGCACTAATGATCCTTGTATAAAAATAGTAAATTGTTTTTGTGCACTTACACTTTTTACTTCTGGCAATAATGGAAAATGCAGTTTATATAAGCTTGGAGTAGATTGATTCATCATGTTTTCATTCATATTAGTCATTATTCTTCAAATACCTCATAATCATATAATATTTTGCTTTCTTCATCGATAAATCCTTTATAAACATCCGTTCTTACAGAATATTCATCTCCCGACAT